AAGAAAAAACTTTCTTAAAAAACATGGACTTAAAAGATTTAATAGTTGTGTCATTCGTACTGAGGGTGGTAAGAAAGGTAAAGTCGGTATACTCGAGAACGGGAAGCCCCGCCTTATTCGCTTCGGTGACGCTTCTATGGGTCACAACTATTCCCCAGAAGCTAGGAAGTCCTTTAAAGCAAGGCATGGTAAAAATATTGCGAAAGGTCCAACAAGTGCTGCGTACTGGGCAAACAAATGTTTATGGGCAGGTAAGTCGGGTTCGAAGAAGTCTCCGCCAAAAAGCCAACGTGTTGTTAAAGGAGCCAGAAGTTAAACTATCTGGCAATGTTTTTAAAGCAAACAAAAACGAAGAAACAGTTACACAAATACAATTTAAAAAAGATTAAAAATTTATAGTGCCAATATATTCTTATAGAAATAAGAAGACTGGAAAAGTCTGGGATGAGTATCTATCGTATATAGATAGAACAAAGCCACTACGAAATAAAAGTGTAGAGATGGTGATAACTGCACCCAGACTTTCTTTTATTGAAAGGTCAGAACATAGCACAAGAGACAGAATGATAGATACTGCTCGTAAAGGAATGAAAGAAAGACAAGCTGAAGAAAAAGCAGGAATTAGAAAAAGTCCTGAATGGTTACAAGAAAAAACAGAAAAGCATTTACAGAAGGTGAGAAATGTTAGTTCCTGATAACGATAAAAAAGAATTAGATATAACTGAAAAGCAACAAACTTTTCTAGAAGCTTTATTTGGTGAAGCACAAGGTGACCCAAAAGTAGCAGGTGAGATTGCAGGTTACGCAGATTATCATCAACCTTTAAAATCTTTGAAGGATGAAATAATTGATAGAGCAGAAAAACTGTTAGCAGCATTTGCACCTAAAGCAAGTATGGGTATGATAAATGCTTTACGAGAAGATGGTTCTACCCCTGGTGCGTCAATAAGAATGGAAGCGGCAAAACAAATATTAGACAGAGTAGGATTATCTAAAAGAGAAAAAGTAGATATCAATGCAAAAGTAGCACATGGTATTTTTATTTTACCTCCAAAAGAAAATGTCTGAAGAGACAGTTACAAGAGAAAGAAAAGGTAGAGTTATACCTTTAGGTTATAAAGTTTCACAGGAAGATGAAAAACTTTTAGTTCAGATTCCCGAACACATGGAAATGATAGATAAAGCAAAAAGTTTTATAGACAACGACTGTAGCTACAAAGAAACTGCAGAATGGTTATCACATCATACAGGTAGAAAAATTACAGGTATGGGGTTAAGAGAAGTTTTAAAGAGAGTAATACACAAAGGGTGGTAGAAGAACCTAAACCTAAAAAAAGTGGTAGAAAAAGAAGAACTAGCGTTAATGCTCCTCTTACAATTAAAGAGAAGAAAGCTAGAAAATCAGCACAGGACATGCTTCGTGAAAAAAAACACGAACTTGAAAAAGCACAGAAGAACTTCTGGGCCACTAAAAACAAACTCAAAGACATTGACGAAGTTTTTGATGGCAAGAAGCAAATCATTGAAGAAAATAAAATTGAGGAAGCTTCTCCAAATATCAAGGCTGCATTAAAAGATAAAGATATAATCTTTGAACCTAATGATGGCCCACAAACACAGTTTCTAGCAGCATCAGAAAGAGAAGTATTTTATGGTGGAGCAAGAGGTGGTGGTAAATCTTACGCAATGTTGGTTGACCCACTTCGTTATTGTCATAAACAAAAACACAGAGCATTATTAATTAGACGTACAATGCCTGAGTTGAGAGATTTAATTAATCACTCACAACAACTTTATTCTAAAGCTTATCCTGGTGCTAAATGGAGAGAGCAAGAAAAAGAATGGAAGTTCCCTTCAGGTGCTAGAATAGAATTTGGATATGCTGAGAACTTAACTGATGTACTTCGTTACCAAGGACAATCATATACTTGGATTGGAGTAGACGAACTACCGCAATATCCAACAGAAGATATATATAATTTTTTACGTTCATCACTAAGAAGTGTAGACCCTGATATTCCTGTTTATATGAGAGCAACAGGTAATCCTGGAAATGTAGGTTCAATGTGGGTTAAGAATATGTTTGTTGACCCATCAACACCTAATACAAAGTTTAATATAGAAATAAAAACACCAACAGGCATTAAAAAAATATCAAGAAGATTTATACCTGCCAAGCTTCAAGATAATCCTTACTTGATGCAAACAGATGATTACTACGCAATGTTAGCATCTTTACCTGAAGTACAAAGAAAACAATTCTTAGAAGGTAACTGGGAAGCGTTTGAAGATTCTTCTTTTCCAGAGTTTAACAAAGAAGTACATATTGTTAAACCTTTTGATATACCTAGAAACTGGATGAGATTTAGAGCAGCAGACTGGGGGTATAGTTCACCTGCTTGTTGTTTATGGTTTGCTATAGATTTTGATAATAATATATTTGTGTACAGAGAATTATATACACAAAAAATTACAGCAGATATTTTTGCTAGAAAAGTTTTAGAACAAGAACAAGGAGAGTACATAAGATACGGAGTACTTGACAGTTCTACTTGGGCAAGACGAGGAGATATAGGTCCTAGTATTGCAGAGACTATGATACAAGAAGGATGTCGTTGGCGACCTTCTGATAGGAGTCCAAGAAGCCGTGTAGCAGGTAAGTTAGAGTTACATAAAAGATTAAGAACTGATGAAGAAACAGGATATCCATCTTTATATTTTTTTGATAACTGTGTTAATTTAATTAGAACATTACCTATGTTACCTGTAGACAAAAATAATCCTGAAGATGTAGATACACATGCAGAAGACCATGCTTATGATGCACTAAGATATGGTTGTATGAGTAGACCTGTTCATCCTGTATCAAAAAAGTTTCAAGATTTTGGAGTAGGCCAAACAAGAGATTTTAAACCTGCAGATAAAGTTTTTGGCTATTGAGTTGTTTATCTTTACTTGTAGCTTTATCAATGCATGTTGGTTTAGAAAATGAATATAATTCTGTTCATCCTCATGCTAGATGTACAATAGATAATACTATAGCAGGAGTTTACTACAATAGTGAGTATAATATAAGTTCCTATATAGGAAAGTATTTTGAATCTAAAAATACTATAATAGAGTATGGTATTGTAACTGGCTATTCAGGAAGTAATATTGCACCAATGTTAAGAATTAAAAAAGATAATTTTTTTATAGCCCCTGCATATGAAATAGAAGGTAATGTTGGCGTAGTAATAGGTTTTGAATTTAGATTAAAATGAAAGATATTAAAATAGGATATAGAAATTATAAGATAAAAACTTTAGATTCTATCGTATCAAAGTGTAATGAAATAAATGGACAGTTTCTTGCATCCGATGGAATGATAGCTTTATCACAAACAGAAGATGATATATCTCATACTAATACTTTAATACATGAAATACTTCATGCTATAGTATATCAGTGGGGAATAGAACTAGATGATAAAGAAGAAGAAAAAATTTGCAACACTCTTGCGAATGGACTAACAACTGTATATGTAGATAACCCTTGGTTACTACCTTATATACAGAAACAACTAAAAGGAGACAAATAAAATGGCAATAATGAAACAATACAAGCAAGGCGAATTACCTGAGAACATGTATGGAAACGAAGCCTCAAAGCAGGGCGATTCCAAAACTAATGTTGTAAAAGGTGCTACAGCTTTACCCGCAGATGATTACAGTGAAACAGATGTAAATGCAGGTAGAAAAGCAAAGAATACTGTAGATAAAAAAGTATTTTCACTAGCAGAAGAAAGAGATTATTAAGAGATAGATAATGCCACACGATAACACAAGTGGCTTGACTTCTGAATCTGATGAAGTAAGTTCTTTATCAGAAGAAAAAGATAAGTCTTATAGTAATCTAGGTTATTTAATAGAATCTAGACTAAAAGAATCAGAACAGGCTCGTCTTTATGACGAGAAAAGATGGTTAAGGTCGTATAGAAATTATAGAGGAATCTATAGTTCTGATATGGCTTTTCGTGATTCTGAAAAGTCTAAAGTATTTGTTAAGATTACAAAGACTAAAGTTTTAGCTGCATATGGACAATTAATAGAAGTTTTATTCTCACAGGGTAAATTTCCTATTGGTATATTTCCAACTACTGACCCAACAGGTACAGAAAAATACGCACATATAAAACCAGATAATATGCAGAAGAGTCCTCGTATGGAGGACATCTATGGTTTTGAAGGTGATGGTAGAGAAATAAGTCCGGGGTCTACTGCTAATGAAATATTAAATGGATTAGCAGAAAAGTATAAGAACGCAGGTTTTGAAAAAGGTGCTGCACCTGATTTAAAAACTATGCCTCAGATAGAACCTGCAGAAGAAGCTGCTAAAAGCATGGAGAAGTTAATCCATGACCAGTTAGAAGAATCTCACGCAATATCAGTAATGCGTCATGTGTTATTTGAAATGTGTTTACTTGGAACAGGAGTTCTAAAAGGTCCTTTTAACTACGAACAATCAGTACATCAATGGGCATTAGACGATAGCGGAGAAAGAGTATACTCTCCTAAAGTTAAGTTAGTACCAAGAGTCGAAGCTGTTAGTTGTTGGGATTTATATCCTGACCCTGATGCTGTAACTATAGATGATGCAGATTATGTTATACAAAGGCATGTGTATAATAGAACACAGTTAAGAGATTTATCTAATAGACCTTTCTTTAGAAAAAGTGCTATTGAAGAATGTCTATCTGTAGGACCAAACTATGAAACAAGAAGTTATGAAACTGCCTTGTATGATAGAGAAAATCAAGAAGAGTTTAATAAAAATAGATTTGAAGTACTAGAATACTGGGGTGTTATGGATAAACACTTCGTAGAAGAAACAGGTATTGAAATGCCTGAAAGTATTGATACTGAGTTAGATGAAGTACAGATTAACGCATGGATATGTAATGGACATATATTAAGATTAGTTCTTAATCCTTTTACTCCTGCGAGAAATCCCTTCATGGTATGTCCTTATGAAATCAATCCTTATCAATTCTTTGGCGTAGGCATACCTGAAAATATGGATGATGCTCAAACAATTATGAATGGTCATGCAAGAATGGCTATTGATAATTTAGCATTAGCAGGTAACTTAGTTTTTGATGTAGACGAAACTATGTTAGTACCAGGTCAAGACATGACTGTATTTCCTGGAAAAATATTTAGAAGACAAAGTGGACAAACAGGACAGTCTATTCATGGTTTAAGATTTCCAAATACTGCACCTGAAAATATGCAAATGTTTGATAAGTTTAGACAACTTGCAGATGAGTCTACAGGTATACCTTCTTATTCACATGGACAAACAGGTATACAATCTACTACTAGAACAGCCTCAGGCATGTCAATGTTAATGGGTGCTGCCGCATTAAATATTAAAACAGTTATAAAAAATGTAGATGATTATTTACTAAGACCTTTAGGAGAAACTTTATTTCATTGGAACATGCAATTCAATAAAGATATTCCTGATATACAAGGTGACTTAGATATTAAAGCACAAGGAACTACATCCTTAATGACAAAAGAAGTTAGGTCACAAAGATTGATGACATTTATGCAAGTAGCATCAAATCAATTCTTAGCACCTTTTGTTAAATGGCATAGTATTATTAAAGAGATTGCAAAGTCAATGGACATTGACCCTGAACAATTAGTTAACGACCCTGAGAAAGCTGCAATCTTTATGAAGATGATGGGAGATATGAATGGAAATCAACAAACTGAAGGCCTTGGTCAGCAACAAGGCGGTATGGGAAATACTGGAGAAGTACCTGCAGGAGCAGCTAACACAGACACACAAGGGTCTGGAGGTGGCAACATCGGAGTCGGAACTCCACAAACTCCAGGGGAAGGCGGGTTTACTGCACCAAATAATCAACCTCAAGGAACAACTTAAAAAGTAAATGGCATTATCTGATATATTAAAAAAGTATGGAGACAGTACAGCAACAGAAGGTATTATGTTTCCTTCTGCAGGAGTACAGTCAACATCAACAGAACAACAAGTATATGATTCTACGACAGATGGTATTATGACTGTACAGGCCAACAATACTCTTTACCTACATATAAAGGACCTACTGCTACTGTACAATATGGCGGAGAAGAAGCAGGATATCCTCGTATGTTACGTCAAATAGAACAAGGTGAACTACCACAATTTAAACAAGAAGATTTTCCAAAACAAGGTGAGGGTATAACTCAAACACCTCCTTCTTCAGAAATTACTTTACCTTTTGAACCTACACCAGACCCTACACCTGTAGACCCTTGCCCATCAGGGTATAAATTAGTTAATGGTGTATGTCAACCTATACAACAAGATAGAGGAGGCAGACCTCCAGAAGAGCCTATGTTTGGACCAGGTAAAACTCCTTTTCAAAATATAGAATTTGCAAATAATATTTTATCTGAAGGTAATCAGAATTATGATTATTA